TTATTAAAATATAAGATATGAGAAATAAAAAGTTAATGCAAAATAGACTCAGAACTCTTCAAGGAAAATTAAAAAAACTTGATATGGAGATTCACAGAGGAGGAACTAAAGAATCTATTAATTCTACTCAAAGAGATATTACAGAAATTCTTCAAGATATAGTAGATATAGTTGAAAGGGAAAATGACTAATATGAATTTATCTGCAGAACAAATCCAATCAAATTGGGAAAAGATGTTAGGTTATATTAATACTTACATCTCAGATCCTAGAAGAGAAAAACTTATTGAGTTTTATAAAAAACATGAAGAAGAAATAATGTTAATGCCTGCTTCTCATAAAAAAGCTTACCATAATGCATTTCCTGGTGGATATGTAGATCATGTTAATCGTGTAATTGAAGCAGCTTTAGAATTTAACAAAACATGGTTAATATTTGGGGCTGAAGAAAATTATACAGTTGAAGAACTTGTATTTTCAGCATTAAACCATGATTTAGGTAAATTAGGAGAAGAAGATAATTATGCTCATATGCCTTCTCAGGATGAATGGAGAAAGAAGAATTTAGGTGAAATGTACCAATTCAATGATTCTATAGCCTTTATGTCAGTACCAGAACGTAGTATAAAACTTCTAGTAGACAATGACATTAAATTAACTAAAAATGAATGGTTAGCAATAAGATTACATGATGGATTATATGATCCTGCTAATGAACCTTATTTAAAATCTTTTATGCCAGAATTAAAACCAAGAACATCTTTAATTTATATAATACATCAAGCAGATTTAATGGCTGCTAGAATTGAATTTGAAAAAGAATGGTTTCCTAAATTTGGAAAAAAAGAATCTAAAGTTAAAAACTTTAAAGTTACAAAAAATAAGACAGATCTTAAAACTAAAGCTTTAGGTACTATCAAAAGTGAAGGTTTAAAAAATATGTTAGACAGTTTATAATGGAAACTCCAATAATAATAATATTAATATTATCAATTCTACTTGGTGTTTTTTTATTTACAACCTTCAATTTAATGAAGAAAAATGAAAAACAAGAAGACATCCTAGCAGAATATTTGAATTATTTAGATCAATTATCTAGAACAATTGAAGCATCAGATAAAAAATTAAAAGAAATAGATGAGAAAGGAACATTTAAATCTGATGATGAAGTAGGTTACTTTTTTACTTCAATAAAATCAATTCAAGATATTTTAAATGATTTTAAGATAAAAAGAATTAAATGATTGTGGCTAAAAAAAGAAGACCTAAGAGTAAAAACTACTTTACCCAAGAAACAGAAGATGCTATTGTATTATATAACAATACTAAATGCACTGATAAAAAAAGTAAAATATATAATGATGAAATTCATTATGCTTTTTTTAAACTTACAGAAAATATAATTCATACTTTTAAATTTTACTATACAGAAGTAGATAAAATAGAACATCTACAACATGAAATAATAACATTTTTACTCTCAAAAATACATTTATTTAATCCAAATAAAGGAGCTAAAGCATATTCATACTTTGGGACTATAGTAAAAAGATGGCTTATATTATATAATAATAAAAACTATAAAAAACGAATAGATAAAGCACCAGTAGAAGATTTATATAAAGATGAGACTTATTCTTATAATATAGAAGATGATAAAGAAATAGAAAAATTGTCTTATTTTATAGATAGATATATTAAATATGTTGAAGATAATTTTGATAAATTCTTCCCTAAAGGTAATGATGCCAAAATAGCTGACGCTATTCTTGAATTATTTAGAAAAAGAGAAAACATAGAAATTTTTAATAAAAAAGCTCTCTATATCTATATCAGAGAGATAATGGCCACTCATGAATTAGAAGTTAAAACTCCTAAAATAACTAAAATAGCAAATAGGTTATACAATTTATTTAAAGATAATTATATTTATTTTTTAGACACAGGATATGTAGAATTTCAAGAAGATTAATTTTTAATATTTATATCCGTAAATTTAATAATTATGAGTCATTTAGATAAAAAAATTTTCGGTAAAAAATCCTACTCTGATCTCTTAAAAGAGATATATGATAATCAAAAGAAGAAAGAATCCCAAATTAGTGCTCTAATCAATGAATTAAAACCATTAATTAGTGATATAGGTGACGCTACAATGATTGTACCACTTATTAAAGAATATATGGAATTAGGTATTAAAAATGATGAAGCACTTATTAAAGTCGCTACAATTTTTCAACGTATATTTGCGAATGAAGGTAATGAAGATAATGGGTTTGGTATTTCTGAAGAAGAAAAAGAACAATTATTAAAAGAAATAAATAATTTACAATTACCTCCTAAAAAAGAAGAGGAATGATTAGAAATTTTGGTCAATTTAATAAAACTACAGAAAAATCACTATCAGACTTTAAAGGTAATATAGTCACTGGTAGAGTAACTAATATTTTTTTAACTGAAACTACAAGTGAAAATTTAGGCGCTATTGAAATTAAATCAATATCATCTAAAACAAATACAACACAAATAGCTTATCCTTTTTTTGCTAATAATACTACTTATCCTTTATTAGATGAATTAGTATTATGTTTTAATTTACCATCTCAAAATATAGGCTCTCAACAAGCTAATGAAAAATTATATTATGTTAACCCAATAAATGTTTGGGGAAACAACCATGTAAATTTTTATCCTGACCCTGAAGCTACTAATGGTAATATCCCTTTATCTGAGGATAAAAGTTATGAAGAAATTTTTTCAAATAAAGAACCAATAAACACAGACAATAAAAAACCAGAAAATTCACAACCAGGAACACAAGGAACATTTAAAGAAAGAGATAATATATATCCATTACAACCTTATATGGGTGATATAATATATCAAGGAAGATTTGGTAATAGTATTAGATTTGGGAGTACTAATATAAACCCGGTAGAAAATAAAGGCATTAACCCATGGTCTAAAGTAACATCCAATAATAAAACAGGTGACCCTATCCTAATATTTAGAAACGGCCAACCAGATGATGAAGACCAACTACCAGAAAACCCATGGGATGCTATTAATGAAAATATAGATTTTGATAAATCATCATTACTTTTAACATCAACACAAAAAATACCAATAACAATTCAACCCGCTAATACTACTTATGAATCATATACTAAAGAAGATGATAAACCTACAGTCCCATCAGATTATACAGATAGTCAAATCATTTTAAATTCAAATAGACTACTTTTTAATGCTAAAAAAGATCACATTTTATTAAATTCACAAGAAACAATAAGTTTTAATGCCCTTAAAGGATTTAATTTTGACACTGATTCTAATTTTGTTGTTAGAGTTGGTACTTCTATTAAGCTAGGAAGTAAAGAAGCCTCTCAACCTCTAATATTTGGAGACAAATATGTTGATGATATGAATAAATTATTAGAAAGTCTAGACCAATTGATGACTAGTTTATCAGCAACACAATTATGGCCAGCAGGAGCACCAGTTCCAGCTGCTGATATTATAGCTTCAGCTACAGCTGTTAAAGGTATAATAAACACCATTAAAACAAGAAAAGAAGATTATAAATCAAAAACCTCATTTACTGATTAATGTCCACTCCAAGAGTATTAACATATAATGATTTAAGAAGTATTTTAACCCCTATGGATAGGTTAGATGCAGCCAGTGCTGGAATTGTACCAAAAAATATATTCACAAATGATGCTGATGTTATAATAAAAATGGATACTGATATTTATTTTTGGTTAAGAAATGTTCAAAAAGATCCAAGAGTATTAAATACATTAACTGAAAGAGAAGCTGAAGAACAGGGTGTTAAAAAAACAGAAGATAATAATGAAGTTGAAGAACAACCAACAGTTGAACAAACAGGCAATGATATAAAAATTATAGGAAAAGTTATTGATCAAGATTCAAATGAAGAATTAGGAGCTGTTAATATAAAAATTTTATCTAATGGTAATTTTATAGGAGGCACAACTACAGATTTTTCAGGAAATATAAACACAGATATAGTTTTAAATGTTGGGACTTATACTTTTGATATATCATATATAGGTTATGGTTCTAAAAATTTTAAAAAACAAATAACAGCTACAACAAAAGAACTTAATTTAAATACTATCAAATTAAAAGAAGAATCTGAAGTATTAGATGAAGTTGAAGTTATATCTAGAGCATTTTTAGGTAAAGTAGCTGATAAAAGAACCAAAAAACCAATTATAGGAGCCACAATCTTATCAGATATTAAAGAAACTAATGGTTCTAAAAATCAACAAACAAAATCAAAAGCTAAAGGAACAATTGAAACTACTTTGAATGATGGGTCTAAAACAGTTTTAGAATTTCAAGATGGGG